TTCTATTTTTTGGGTTGACTACAGAACTACAAACACAATACAAACTACTGTAGGGTCTGCAAGTAGTTTTACACAGCTAAAGGCGTTTTATGGCTACGGCTTTTTTGAAGACGGAGTGAATCCAACAAACAACAAAGCGGTTTTACAATCAAACACAAAGATTGTCAAGCTAGATGACGCCCCAGCGGTTATTGCTGTAGATAGGTCTTTAGCAACTAGAGTAACATATCTTAAAAATGGCACACAAGTTTATACAGAAGAGATAACCTCTACAACAAACAGCAGCACACAAATTAAATACGTTACAAGCGGTGTAAACGGATCTGACGAGTTTGAGGACAGAGTAATACAAGACGGCGGTATTTTTGAGGGTAGCGACTGTCTTACTAATTTCTCAAAGGAGTTTACTTTATTCGACTTCGACACAATACTTGTAGATAGTTCTTTGGGTGTTACAAAGCTAACAGTAACAAACGAGGAAGAGTGTAAGTTCACACCCCTTAAAATAACCTTCATAAACAAATACGGAACACTACAAGACATCTGGTTTTTTAAGAGATCAAACGAAGCCCTAACAACAAAGACAGAGGACTTTAAAAAGAACATTATAAGCGCAGCGAGTTACGACATAAGTAAACACCAAAACAAAACATTAGAGAAAAACGGCAAAGAGAAACTAACCTTAAACACTGGTTACTACCCAGAGTCTTATAACGATGTATTCAAAGAGATGCAACTAAGTGAGGATTGTTGGATAGAGATAGACTCTAAGACATTGCCTATAAAAGTAACAAGCAGCTCGTTTGCTTACAAGACTCAACTAAATGATAAGATCATAAACTACACAATAGAGGTAGAGTTTGCCTTTGACACTATTAATAACGTCCGTTAATGCAGATACTTGAGTTATACATAAGAGACGGTATAAAATACAAGGGGGCTGCTACAAGCACCTCAACCAATAACCTTGTAGATGCAAACGCTGATTTTACTACAGTTAAGGTAGGCTATATTGTTTTTAACGATACAGACAGTACAACCGCAAAAGTAACGGCAGTAACAAACAGCACAACTCTTGCTTTATCTGCTGACATATTTGCAAGTGGGAAACTATACACAATTAAAAGCGACTTTGAACGACTAGACTTATTTGAGGATGAGAGTGTCACAATTACAGACACCATAAAAAACACCAAAGATATTTCTAAAGTCTTTACACCGTTTTCACAGCAATTCAATGTACCAGCTTCAAAGCATAACTCCAAACTGTTCAGACACTACGAGGACTTTGATATATTAAACAGTTTTGATGCTAGGTTTAAAATAGATGCGCTTATAAAGTTAAACGGATCCGACTACAAAAAGGGAAGAGTAAGACTTAACAGCGTATCAATGAAGGACAATAAGGCACACTCTTACAAATTGGTTTTCTTTGGCGATACAATAGAACTAAAAGACATTTTAGGAGATGACGATTTAAGCCGTCTTAACTTCCCTAGTAGTTTAAATTTTGCTTATACATATAATAATATTAGAGACAAATTTATCTCTATCACAAGTACAGATGTTTGCTTCCCACTTATCACTCATAGTAAAAATATGCGGTTTTCAAACAGCGGTTATAAAAGCACAAATAACGAGTTTTTAAACCACTTAGACATAAAACCAGCTATCAAGGTAAGGGCTATAATAGAGGCAATACAGAACACCTATGACCTAGAGTTTACTGGGAACTTTTTTAACCTCTCAGACTTTCGTAATTTATATATGTGGATGCATAGAGAGCAAGGCTTTATGTCAAACTCTCCAGAGGGCGGAGGGGTGCAAGTTTTAGAAAGCCGTTTTCATTTGCCTAGTGACGGAGATTTTACACTAGACAGCGGCACAGAGATAAGACCAGCAGTTTTAGTTACTGCCTCTAACAATGTAAACGAACATTTTAATGGGCGAAGAGTAAGACTGGTTTTTGATATAGATACTAGTGGAAGCGATGAGTATAATTTAACAATATTGCGAAGCTCAGACAATTCAGTAATTTTTGAGCGAGATTTTACTGGATCTTCAACGCCAAGTGTAAATATTGGCGGTACTTTTTTTTCGTCTGATGAAGGAATACTGGACATTAAAATACTATTTACAACAGCATCAACTTTCACTTTTACGGACATAGAAATAACTGCTAAATATCAAACAGTTAATCTCATAGGGGCACTAGGCACAACAATAAGCACAGGGGTTTATACCCCAACAAGTTTAGCAACCTCAAATCAAGTAATTATTTCAAGGCAGATTCCTAAAATGAAAGTCATTGATTTTCTTACAAACTTATTTAAAATGTTTAACCTTGTAGCTTTTAAAGAGGACAATAAAATAAACGTATTACCGCTAAACGACTTCTACGCTCAAGGAACTACATACGACATAACAAAATATGTAGACACTACAAAAAGCACAGTTGAAAAAGTCTTACAATACAAAAGTGTTAAGTTTGATTTTAAAAGTAAAAAAAGCTTTCTAATACAAAACCAACAAGAACTCTTAGGCAATAATTTTGCTGGAGAAAGCTACCCACCAAACAACGATAATGAATGGGACGGCAAAGACTTTAAAGTAGAACTAGACTTTGAAAAAATGCTTTTTGAGAGGTTGTCAAACAGTGATACTGGGGCTTTGTCAAATATATGTCAAGGGGCTATGCTAGATAAAGATTTTAACGCTACTATTGGACAGCCTTTACTTTTGTACATAGAGGGACAAGCAACCTCAGACTCCTTTAAATTACAAAACGGTACTGCTGGGGCTTTACAAGACATAACAGCATATAACAGACCTAGTCAAGTGTTTGTACCTGGTAGTGGGACTGTAGCTGACACTTCTGCTGCTTTAAATTTTGGTTTAGAGATTGATGAGTTTTTTAGAGAGGTAAGCGGTACGAATCTATTTGCTAAGTATTACTTAGATTATATTATAAGCATATACAACCGCCAAGGACGTATTATAAAGCTAGAGGCTTATTTGCCTTTGCATATTATTTTAAATTACTCACTAGCAGATAAGTTTATAATTCATAACAAGGCTTATAGAATCAATTCAATAAAAACAAACCTACTAAACAACAAAAGCACTTTAGAGCTTTACAACGTTAGTCAACAATCTAGAACAGAAAATGTCACAGATACTCTGCCAAGAATAGCAGCCCTTAACATAGCTGGAACTTCTAGCAGTTCAGTTACTTTAGGATGGACACCGTTGGGGGATGTTGTAGCAAACAATATTACTGGTTATGACGTTATAAAGGACGATGAGTTTGTAGAGACTTTAGGCAATGACATAAGCGGTAGGACAATTACTGGACTTGACAGCGGAGTAACATTTAAGTTTGGTATAAGAACAAGATACACAATAGGAGGCACAGTCTTTTTCTCAAAAGATCGGATAGCCTTTGCAACTACAGACTAATGATAAAACTAATACTAGACTCACTAAAATACGCAAACGGAGAGACAGAAAACATCCGTATAGCTCAAGGCAAATACAAACTGCCTACGACACTAAAAGAGGGGTACAAAGCACTTAAACAAGAGATAAAATGGCGATAGTAAAAACAGTTAATATAGAGGTCAATACTAAAAAAGGTCAAAAGGAAATTAAAGACTTAAATAAATCAATAGAGGGGATAAATTTTGAGGTCAAAGAGACTAATAAATCTAACACAGATTTGGTGGACGGCTTCAGTAAGGGCGGTAAAAAAGCAAGTAAAGGGCTGAGCTTTATTACTAAGGGATTTAAAGGGTTAGGACTAGCCATAAAAGCTGCTGGTATTGGTTTAGTGATTTCTGCACTTGCATCTTTAAAAGAAATATTTAGCCAAAACCAAAAAGTTGCAGATGCTTTTACAACAGTATTCGAAACTTTTTCTATAGTAGCTAATGAAGTTGTAACAGCCATTATTAATGTCTATGAATCAGTATCTAAAAGCTCAGAAAACTTTGATGCCCTTGGGAAAGTTCTAGGCAGTATTATAAAATTACAAATGACTCCATTCAAATTAGCTTTTTTTGGTATCAAATTAGCTATACAAACAGCTCAATTAGGCTGGGAAGAGTCTTTTTTTGGAGACAAAGACCCTGAAACAATAAAAGAATTAAGGGCAAAAATAAAACAAACTGCACAAGACATAAAAGAAGTCGGCTCAGACGCTATTGATGCGGGGAAAAATATAGTTACAAATATTGGCGAGGCTGTTAATGAGGTTGCTAATATTGGTAAAGTAGCTGGGGATGAATTCGGTAAAATAAGTGTTAAGAATGCAACAATACAAGCAAAGGCAAATGTAGAACTTAAAAAACAAGCCGAACTAGCTGCTGTTATAAATCAAGGCTTGATAGAGAAATTTGATAGACAAGCAGAGCAATTAAGACAAGTAAGAGATGACGAAAGCAAAAACATTGAGGTACGTATAAAGGCCAATGAAAAACTCGCTGAAGTTTTAGACCAACAAGAAGAGGAAATGCGAGCAAACGCAAAATTAATGGTAGCAAGGGCAGAAGCAGAACTTTCAAAAAATGAAGAAAACATTGAGCTTCAAAAAGCCTATCAAGAGGCTTTAAACGAGCAAGCAGCTATAGAGGCGCAAATCACTGGTTTTAGAAGTGAACAACAAACAAACGTAAACTCTTTACTTAAAGAGCAAAAAGACATACAAAACGAACTTGCTTTAATAGGTAAAAGCGAGAGAGATATACAAAGAGAAGAACTTAAACAACAACTTGAGCAAAATAAACAATTAATAAATAGACAAGTAACAGACGAAGAACAAAAAAATGAGCTGTTGTTAATTGCACAAAATGACTACAGGACTAAACTAAAACATTTAAATGATCAATTTAATGCTGAAGATTTAGAAACACAAAAACAATTTGATGAACAGCTAGCAGAATCAGAAACAAACCTACAACAAGCAAAGATAAACGCTGTAAGGGGCGGCTTACAAATTTTAGGTCAATTAGCTAGTAAAAATAAGGCTTTGTCTGCTGGGCTTTTAGTTGTAGAAAAAGGCTTAGCTATAGCGGAAGTCATTACAAATGCATCTAAGGCAATAGCAGCCGCAAAGGCAAACTTAGCAGCCACTCCAGCGGTTATTGGCACAATACCTAACCCCTTATATATAAAACAAGCTGTAGCAACAGCCAAAGGTATTTTAAGTACAAAACTATCTGCGGCAACTTCAATAGCAACAATAGCAGCTCAAGCAATCCCTGGACTTGCTGGGGGCGGAGGCGGTGGCGGATCTGCTGGAGGTTTAGGAGGCGGAGGCGGAGACTCACAAGCACCGTCCTTCAATGTAGTTGGGGCTACAGAAACAAGCCAACTAGCGGATGCGGTAGCTGGACAGACTCAACAACCAGTACAAGCGTTTGTTGTAGCAAATGATGTCACAACCGCACAGAGCTTAGAAAATAACATAGTTGAAGGGGCTACTTTATAAAAACAAAATAAATTAAAAATACTTATATATTAATATGCGAATAGTAGAGCTTATAATAGACGAAGAGCAAGAAATAGGGATTGAAGCTATTTCAGTTGTAGAAAACCCAGCTATCGAAGAGGACTTCGTAGCCCTGAAATCACAAGAGTTCAAACTTGCAGAAGTAGACAAAGAGAAACGTATTTTATTAGGAGCTTTACTTGTCCCAAATAAGCCTATTTACAGACGTAACGGCAAAGACGAGTATTATATATATTTCTCAAAAGATACGGTCTTAAAAGCCTCTCAAATGTTCTTACAGCAAGGCAAACAAAACAACTCAACGCTAGAACACCAGCACAAACTAAACGGCCTGTCTTTAGTGGAGTCTTGGATAGTTGAAGATCCTAAAATGGACAAGACAAAATTATACGGTATGGAACTGCCCCAAGGAACTTGGGTAGGTGCTGTAAAAGTAAACAATGAACAAGTCTGGAATGAGTTTGTAAAAACTGGCAGAGTCAAAGGGTTTTCAATAGAGGGCTATTTCGCAGATAAAATGGAGCGACCCAAAGACAAAACCTTAAAAGACGAACTTGCAAAGATTGAGGAAGAGGAAGCAGAATACTTGCTTAGCCAGTTAGAGGATATAGTGTTATCTAAAAAAATAACTTTAGAAAGTTACACAGACTATCCTGATGCAGTAAAGAACAACGCTCAAAGAGGTATTGATCTTAACAAAAAGGTTAACAACAAATGTGCAACAGAAGTAGGCAAAATAAGAGCGCAGCAACTAGCACAAGGCAAAGCAATAAGCGAAGAGACAATCAAGCGTATGTACTCATTTTTGTCAAGAGCTGAAGAGTATTACGATGAGACAGATAACGAGGCTTGCGGCACTATTTCTTATCTACTATGGGGAGGCTTAGCTGGTAAAAGATATGCTGCTAAAAAACTAAAAGAGTTTGGGGAACTGAGTTTAGCATCAATGGTTGTAAACGATGACTTCGCTATAATAGACGATAGACTTGCTTACTCAACCGAAGAGAAAGCCAAAGAGATGTCTAAGGACTTAGGCTGTGAGGGGATACACCAGCACCAGTACGAAGGTAAAACTTGGTATATGCCTTGCGAGTACCACTCCAAAGAGGATATGTACACACACTACAAAAAATGTCCTAAAGGTTACAAGAAAAAAGATGGCAAATGCGTAAAAATGGCTGAGGTAGGGCCAAGAGGTGGTATAAGAAAAAGCCCAAAGGCACCAAAGAGCGGCACACCTAACCCAAACCCTAAAGGCAAAGGTACAGCCAAAGGAGATGCTTCTACAAGTAGAGGGGCTAAAGTATCTAAGGCAGACGAAGCCACCCTAAAAAAAAAGTCTGATGACTTTAACGAGAGATACAAAGATAAGCTAGGCTACGGCGTAAATGTAGGCACCCTTAAAGCTGTATTTCAAAGAGGATTAGGGGCTTTTAATACAAGCCGAAGTCCTAGAGTTAGTTCTCCTTCGCAGTGGGCTTTTGCTAGGGTCAATGCGTTTTTGTACTTAGTTAAGAACGGCAGACCTCAAAACAGTAAATATACTGGCGATAACGATTTACTTCCCAAAGGACACCCAAAGAGCGACAAGAAATGATAAGACGTATTAAGAGATTTATAACACCAAGTAGAACAAGCCCCAAAGGTGGGCGCAGAGCTTGTCTATGTGAGGACAATACTTATAAGATTGAGTGTTGTGATGGATCACTAAGGGCGCAAGGGATTGGAAAAATATCACAATAAATATAATAAAATGGAAAACTATAAAAGAGTAATAAAACGCTTAAACAAAGAACAACTATCAACACAAAAGGTACAATTAGGTATTGTTGATGATTTAAAAAATTATATTGAATCTTTAGAAGGCTCAATAAAAACTTTAAATGGAGATTTTCAAATTTTTAGATCTTTAAGAAATAGAGTTCAATCTGAAGCTGAAAATGGCGAACAAAGAATAAAACAAATAAATCAAGAATTGCAAAGATTAAGACAAGCAGCAAAAGAACTTGGTATTGACCCAAATAGTTTTGCAGAAGTAAAACAAGCAGAAAGATTATTAAGTAACTTTAAAAGCCTTACGCAAGGTAGAGCAAAATTAGGCGGTTTACTTTCTTTATAATAAAAATGCAAAATTAATTTTTAAACATTATATATTAATATGAAATCAAATGATATGATAACTAAAATCAAAGAGGTTTTAAACTTGACAGAGGAAGTCAAGCTAGAACAACTAAAACTTGAAAACGGCACTATCTTAGAGGCAGACTCTTTTGAGGCTGGCAAAGAAGTCTTTATAATTACTGAGGACGAGAAAGTAGCCCTACCAGTTGGGGAGTATGAACTTGAAGACGGACGTAGCTTACTTGTAGAAGAGGTAGGTTTAATTGCTGAAATCAAAGCGGAGGAAGAAGAAAAAGAAGAAGTAGAGGCAGAAAAAAAAGAAAAAGAAGAAATGCAATACGCAACAAAAGAGGAACTAGCAGAGGTTAAAAAAATGATAGAAGAAATCAAAGCAATGCTAGAGCCTAAAGAAGAAATGAGTGCTGACGAAATGGGCAACTTATTGACAGAGGAACTGTCAAAACAAGAAATCCCAGACGAGGTACAAGTAGAACTAAACAAACCAGCAGCGGAGCCAATTAAGGCAAACCCAGAGGCTGAGTCAAAAAATACTGGAGGTTATAGATACGCAAACAACAGACGTAAAACTACAGCCGACAGAGTAATGGAACGAATATTAAAAATTAACAACTAAAAATAAAAAAAAATGAGTGTATCAATTACAAGTACTTATGCTGGAGAATTTGCTGGGAAATATATTGCCGCAAGTTTATTAACAGCTAAGACAATAGATGACGGAGCTATCACAGTACTTCCAAACATCAAACTAAAGTCCACTATGAAAGTTGGGGCTTTTTCAAATCTAATTAAAAATGCGAGTTGCGACTTTGATACTACAACGTCCAGCTTGGCGCTGACAGAAAAAACGCTAACTCCTAAAGAACTGCAAGTAAACATAGACATTTGTAAAAAAGACTTACATAGTGATTGGGAGGCAGCCCAAATGGGTTTTAGCGCATTTGATGAGCTCCCTCCTTTATTCTCTGATTTTGTTATCTCAAGAGTAGCTGCTGAGGTAGCTTCTGCTACTGAAACAGCGATTTGGAGTGGAACAGATACAGATGGTAGCTTCGCTGGGCTAAAAGCTCAGATTAACGCAGACGGCAACAGAACTTTAGTGACAGCAACAGATATTACATCCAGCAATGTGGTAGCACAGCTCGGTGCTGTGATTGACTCCATACCTGCGGGGGTGTATGGCTCAGAGGATTTGTATATTTACTGCGCACAAAACGTATTTAAAGCTTACATAAGAGCTTTAGGTGGGTTTGCTGCTACTAACAGCGGTGTAGATGCTAAAAGTCACACTTTCTACAACGGTGGGGAGTTAAGCTTTGACGGTGTTAAATTGTACCCAACAAGCGGAATGGGTGCAAATGAAATGGTAGCTGCTAGAAGCTCAAACTTATTCTTTGGAACTGGTCTACTTAACGACTACAACGAGGTAAGAGTTTTAGATATGGCAGAGCTTGACGGAAGTCAAAACGTTAGAGTTATAATGCGTTATACAGCTGGGACTCAAATTGGAGTTGGATCTGATATCGTACTTTACACTTAATAGAAACAATTAACTAACATAAGAAGGGTGGGCAAAACTGCCTACCCTTTTTTATTAAATCTAAAAATATGGCTTGTGCAATTACAAAAGGGAGAGGGGTAGGATGTAAGACCGCTTTCGCTGGAATCAACAATATTTACATACTAGACTATAGCGATGCTATTGCAGCTTTAGCAGACTCAAGCGGTACAATTACACTGCCTACAGATAATAGCGCAGAGTTCTTTAAGTTTGATGTACAAGGGGCTTTAAGCAGCCTTGAGACAGCTGTAACAAGTTCAAGAGATAATGGGACTACTTTTTACGAAAGTACCTTAAATATCACTTTTCAAAACTTAGACGTAGCAACTCAAGAAGAGCTAAAACTCTTAAACAGAGGAAGAGCGCACTACGTTGTAGAATTATTTGAAGACGGTGCCGGTAGCACTAAAAGACTTTTACTAGGTCTTAAAAATGGGTGCGAGGTTACTGCTGGTACAATCGTTACTGGTGCTGCTCCTGGAGATTTACAAGGCTTCACTTTAACAGTTGTAGCTACAGAGGTAAATCCACCGTTTTTCTGTACTGCTCCTGATATTAAAGAAGCAGACGGTGTGCCTCTACAAATTACACCATCATAGTAGTTTATTTATATTTAAAACAAGCCTTCCTTTTTGGAGGGCTTTTTTTATACAAAATATTTTAATTTTATTTATATATTAGTATGAAGATTATAACAACAAGCGGCACTAAGGCCTTAAAGATCATACCAAGGACTTTTTTTGCTGGAACTATTAATCTAAAACTTACAAACGAAAGTACGGGCGGTGTAGTAAATACAACAGCTACAGCCTCAACAGACAGAAATTATATGAGCTTTACTGGTACTTTTGGCACTCTTGTAGAAGGGGAGTTTTACAACTTAGAGGTTTTATTGTCTGGGGCTACAATATACAAAGACAAAGTATTCTGCACAGACCAAACAATAGACCAAACAAACAATAATTACTATTCTGTTAATAGTGGAGAATATAACACAGAGAATAGCTTTGATAACGATTATATTATTTTATGAACGATTTACGGATAGTTAATTTAAGCAGCTACACAAGCCCAGAGATTATTGAGAAATCAAACAAGAAGTTTGTAGCTTACGGAAGCGATAATAACTACTTTCAATATCTTATAGACAGATACAACGGCAGCCCTACCAATAACGCTATTATAAACGGTATTAGTCAAATGATTTACGGCAAGGGTTTAGACGCCTTAGACTCTAGCAAAAAGCCAGAGCAATACGCTCAAATGGTTTCTTTATTTAACAAAGATTGTGTAAGGAAGCTATGCTATGACTTGAAACTTATGGGTCAATGTTCTATGCAGGTCATTTACTCAAAGGACAGAAAAACAATAGCACAAGTAGAACACATCCCAGTTGAGAATCTAAGAGCTGAAAAATGCAACGAAAAAGGCGAGATAGAGGCTTACTACTATTCTGATAACTGGCAAAAGGTAACAACAAGAACAGAGCTTCAAAGGATACCAGCCTTTGGATATTCAAACGAAAATATAGAGATAGTTTACGTCAAACCTTACAGAGCTGGTTACAAATACTATTCAAGTCCTGACTACCAAGGAGGGCTACAATATGCAGAATTAGAAGAGGAAATAAGCAACTATCACTTAAACAACATACTTAACGGACTCGCTCCGTCTATGCTTATCAACTTCAACAACGGCACTCCAAACGCAGAAGAGCGACAAATGCTTGAGAATCGTATTTATCAAAAGTTTAGCGGATCTAGTAACGCTGGTAAGTTTATTCTAGCTTTCAACGACAATGCAGAAAGCGCAGCACAAATAGAGCCTATACAATTAAGTGATGCTCACAATCAATACCAATTCTTATCTGACGAGAGCGGTAAAAAAATAATGGTAGCGCACAGAGTTGTAAGCCCTATGCTTTTAGGAATCAAAGACAGCACAGGTCTAGGCAATAATGCAGACGAACTGCAAACTGCAAGTATATTAATGGACAATACCGTTATAAGACCTTTTCAGCACCTTTTGATAGATGCTTTTGATTCTATACTAGCTTTTAACAATATAGCCTTAAAACTATACTTTAAGACCTTACAGCCGCTAGAATTTACAGACTTAGAAAACGTAGAGGACGAAGAGACAAAAGAGGAAGAGACTGGAGTAAAACTATCAAAGGATTTACCAGCAGAGTTAGGCAGTAAAATAGCAGACGCCTTAATAGACTTAGGGCAAGACGAAACAGAGCTTCTAAGCGACTTTGACGTTATGGATGAGCGAGAGGTAGACTACGACCAAGAGGAGGGCTTAGACGAGGTAATAACAGACCTAAACAAGCCAAAAGAAAAAAGTACACTAGCTAAAATATGGGAGTTTGTAAGTACAGGCAGCGCAAAGCCTTACAGTAAGAGCGAACAAGATGGTAAAAGCAAACAAGAGAGGGAAGAGGGTAATACTTTTCTAGTACGGTATATGTACAGCCCACAAAAATACAATGCAAATTCAAGACCTTTTTGTAAAAAAATGGTTGATGCTAACAAGGTTTACCGCAAAGAGGATATACAAGCTATGACTACTAAGGCTGTGAATCCTGGTTTTGGTAAGGGTGGGTCTAATACTTACTCAGTATGGCTATACAAAGGAGGTGCTAGATGTCAGCATAAATGGCTCCGAAAGACATACGTACGCAAGGAGGGTGCTAAGAGTTTAGGGGATGCAATCACAACAACAGAAGCAAGGTCAAGAGGTTTTAAACCAAAGGCAAACGCTCAAAAGGTACCAGTGGCCCCCAAAGATATGAAGTACAAAGGTTACACAGCGGAATATTGGAATAAAATAGGATTTAAGAACTAATGGCAACAGCACTTTTTATAAATAGAACAGACCTTGTAAAGAACTCTATCTTAGACGGCAACGTAGATACTGACAAATTTATACAGTTTATTAAGGTAGCGCAGCAAATAGACATACAAAACCTTTTAGGGACAGACCTCTACAATAGGATAAGTTCAGATATTACAAGCGGTGCTAGTGGGGGTACTGGTTTAACTGGTAATTATTTAACGCTAGTTAATACTTATGTACAACCTACTTTAATTTGGTTTGCTCAAATGAATTACATTCCATTCGCGGCTTATAGTATAAAAAATGGGGGGGTATTCAAAGGGTCAAGTGAAACAGCAGAAACAGTTAATAAAAACGAAGTAGACTATCTAGTAGACAAGGCAAGAGAATACGCCAACTATTACTCGACTCGCTTAGTAGACTATTTGCAGTTTAATACAGATTTGTTTCCTGAGTATAATTCAAACACAGATAATGATATACACCCTGATACAGATACAACCTTTAAAGGCTGGGTTTTATGAAATATAAAGTAAAAGAGACAAACCTTAGTAAACTAAAAAATTATATTGATGCCAATACCAAAACCAAAAGCGAACGAGAAGCAGAGAGATTTTATGATACGGTGTATAGCAGAGATGAGAAAAGAATACAAACAAGACCAAGCAGTAGCGATATGCTACCAAAGTTATAGAGACAAATGAGCAACCCAATTTTAGCACTTATACCAAGCGGATACAAAGCCGATAAGGTTTATAGTATTATACCTAGTGACGGTACTAAGGACTTTACTTTTGTAAGGGCTGGGGCTGGTACAAGAGTAAGAGAGGACGGACTTATAGAAACTATTGGGGCTTCTACAGACGATATAGCAAGACTTACTTGGCTAAACACAAATTGCCCTAGTTTACATATTGAGGCTGCAAGAACAAACAGACAGATAAGGTCTGAAGAGTTTGACAATGCAGCTTGGGTCAAACAGGCAGATATAACAGTAACAGCAAACCAAGTGACCGCACCTAATGGAGAAATGACAGCAGACAAAATACAAAGGGGGTCAACTATAAACACAAATAACTTTTTATCTGACAATGTAAATAAAAGTGCCTCAAGTGCTTTAGATGCTTGTACCTCTGTTTTTGTAAAACAAGGGGAAGGAGATTTTTTTGCTATGAGAGCGCAAGGGTCAGGACTCAACCAAGTAAACGGAGTTTACCAATTCAGTACAAATACTTTTACAACAAGCGCAGACGGAAGCGGTTTTACTGTAACAAGTTCTAAGGTTGAAAACTACGGCAGAGGTTGGTATAGACTTTCTATTGTTTACAATACAGACACCGCAGCAACAATAACAACAGTATTTAGCCCAAGAGGTACGACTGGGGACGTAGATGACACTGACACTAGTACGACTGCTTTTGTGTATTTGTGGGGCTGTCAAGTAGAAGAGGGCGCAAGTCTTTCAAGCTACATAAAAACAACTGACGGAGCGGCCTCAAGAAATGCGGATGTTTGCAGCGTTACAACCCCTAGCGGAGTGGTAAAAATTACTGAGACATTTGCAGACGATACAACAAACGAAATAACAAGTATTCCAACAACTTATACTGTAAGTGCTGGTAAAATCAAAAAAGTTATAATGATATGAGCTACGGAGAAATTTACAAACAGAGTAATTTTGGGACTGCCGTCAATAATGAAATAGGCTATGGAGATACATACTTAGCACCTTCCTTACTTAACCAGCTATTTATAAGGGTTACAAACTTTGAAAACTTTGGAGGATCTTTGGATTTACTAACCGAAATACAAGACGTACTATGAGCAATTTATTAAGCAAAGCAAGTATCTTACTAACTCCTACGGCTACAAGTGATGGCAAACTTCACAGCGTAAAGCCTATACAAAATTTAGGAAGTGAGTTAGTGAGTCAACCAAACTTCCAAAGTCAAGGTAGCTGGTATGTGTTTAACGATAATCAAGGTACAATTAGCGGAGGAACTGCAACAATTATAGGAAACGGCTCGAATGCGTTTGCGCAATGGCGTCATAATTTCACCGTTTCAACATCAAAAAAATATGAATTGATTGTAACAATTTCTCAAACTAATCATAATGTTCAAATAGCTGCTGCTGCTGGTGCTTCTGACTTCCCAAGTAAATTTACCGATCAAGTAGGTACACATACTTTTAGATTTACTCCAACGGGAACAACTTTTGTGTTAAAAATTGGTATAAATAACAATGCTAACGGTAATGCTACACTAACATTTGCCTCACTTAAAGAAGTAAGTGATGGAGATTTCACTTTCACAAGAGACACTTCAGCTACAAGAGTTAACTCAAACGGTCTTATAGAGTCTGTTGCAAGTGGTTTGCCTAGGATTGATTTTCTAGGCGGTACTGGGCAAGTTCTTTTAGAGCCAGCCTCAACTAATACTGCCACTTATTCAAACGATTTTACACAAGGATCAAACTTTAACTCTGGGAACCGCACCCTGTCAGACTGTGTTTTAAGCACTAGTCAAGGTACTGCACCAGACGGAACTAATACTGCTCAAAAATTAACCGATAATAACAACGGCGGCACTGGGTCAATAAGTTTAAACTCTTTTGGAGCTGGTTTAACAAGTAACACAGATTCTACTGTATCAATGTTTGTCAAAAAAGATACTGTTAGATATTTTGTTATTAAATTCTTGAATTTTGACACTAGCCAAGAAACAAGTTTTGATTTAGACACAGGCACAGTCAATAGAGGTACGGGTGTTATGACTAATTACGGAAATGGGTGGTACAGATGTTCTGCAACTTTTTCGACTACAACTGACTTAGTAGGGGCTATTCAGTTTTTAATTACAAACAGCTCAAGCACTACAGGGGGTAATTTAAGAGATGGTTCTAATTCTACTCTTGTTTGGGGTTATCAAGCAGAAGAGAGTTCTTTTGCTACATCATATATACCAACGGTTGACAGCCCTGTAACAAGAAACAAAGACGAAGCAAACAACAGCGGAGATACAAGCCTAATAAACTCAACAGAGGGCGTTTTATATGCAGAGATAGCGTCACTGGCAGATGATACTATTGAGAGAAATATTTCTTTATCAAGTGGAGATACAACCAATACAGTAGAAATATTTTATAACACTAGCACAAATCAAGTATCTTTTAAATTACGAGCAAACAACGCTAATATTACCGTTCAAAATACAACTGTATCGGATAGAACACAATATATAAAAGTTGCTTTAAAATATAAAAGCGGAGATATTGAGGGTTTTATTAATGGAGTTAAAGAAGTAGACCGTACAGACAGTTTTACTTTTTCTGCTGCTTTATCTGAGTTGGCTTTTGATAGAGGCGATGGTGCGAACAACTTTGAAGGTAAAATAAAAACTGTTGCAGTATTTAAAGAGGCTTTAACAGATGCACAAATAATAAGTTTAACATCATAACAATGAAAATAGGTAAATACGAATTTAAGGATCAAGAAACCGCAGAGAATAAGATAAAATCTCTAGGAGTAGAAACAGACGAGGACGGCAACGAGTACCCAACTCACAATCACTCTATAGTAAAACTAGGACATATAATTATAGAAAAAGGGGAGTATGACGGAGAGGAAGTTATAAAAGAGGCAGTTTTTAGCCCTAAGTATCATATAGACGTTATGTGGGCTGGTTTAGAGGAACACCCCTACGGTTGGAAATCTGCTGCTGTTACAGTAGAGGGACAGGGAGTGCATAGCTTTTACGGTATTGACTATCAAAAAAACAAAATGTAATGGTACGAATACTTAGATACTTAGCAGACAAACTAGAGGCCTTACAATACTATTTAATAAGTAAGTGGAATGGCTTACTTAAAAAGCTAATGCTATGAACATCCAAGACCTCAGACTCTATTTACTTAATATTATTACTTTAGGTATAAGTTTTACTGCTATTGAAAACAGCTTAAAGATACTACTTCTTTTGGCTTCTATTGTTTACACCTTCCAAAAGATTTACGAGACTTATAAAAAGAAAAATGCAAATAACAAAAAACTTTAAGCTAAAAGAGTTTGAGTGCAAAGGCTATGAGATGCCTTTAGAAGTCTACGAAAATATTATAAAACTCTCACATCAGTTGCAAACATTAAGAGACTATACAGGCAGAGCAATCACAATAAACAGCGGTTATAGATCTGAGGCCCATAATAGAGATATAGGGGGGGTGCCAAACTCGAGACACTTACTAGGTCAAGCGGCAGACATCACTATAGAGAGTCTAAAACCAGCAGAGGTCTTTAGAATCATAGAGGACTTAATAGACTTAGGACAAATGCTACAAGGCGGTCTAGGTCTTTACAAAACTTTCGTTCACTACGATATAAGAAAAACAAAAGCTCGCTGGTATGCCTAAAAAAAAGTTCAAAGATACAACCGTAGGCAAACTGCTTCTAGGAGCTGCAAAGGTTATCAATCCAGCACTAGGCGAAGTCTTAGAGGGAGTAGTATCTCCTAAAGATGCTATTGAGAAAATTACAAAGTCTGATATTTCTATAGACGATAAAATAAAACTTCAACAATTAATCTACGACCAGCAAGCCAAAGAGATAGAAGAGACCACAAAAAGGTGGGTAAGCGACAATCAAACAGAAAGCTATTTAACGCGCAATATAAGACCTCTAACGCTTGCTTTTTTAACGGCTACCCTATTTGTCTATATTATTTTAGATAGTTCGTTAGAAGGCTTTAAAATAGACCCTAATTGGATAGACTTACTTAGTTCTCTTTTGTTACTTGTTTATGGCGGTTATTTTGGAATGCGATCTGCTGAGAAAATAAGTGATAAGTGGAAAAAGTAAATCTAAAATTTTTTTATTAAAGATTTTATTAATAACTTTCAATTTTTTATAAAATAAACTGTTACTACAGAAAAAACAGATATATAAAAAAAACAAAAGAAATAGTTGAAAAACTACAAAGAAAGTTATAAAAATAATGACATCTGGGGTCTAATCAAATGCCAAAAAAAATATCTCGTAAGAATCTTATTAAGAAGCTAGATAGTGTGTTTAGTGAGTATATAAGGAGAAAATATGCAGATAAAAACGGTATAGTAAAGTGTTATACTTGTGAAAAAAAAGCGTATTGGAAAGGTCAAGGTATTCAAAACGGACACTTTATAAGTAGGTCTTCTAGGATTTTACGTTGGAATGAGGATAACTGTAGGCCTCAGTGCTACCAATGTAATTGTATGAGATATGGTCAAAATTATATCTTTGCTATGAATCTAAATAAAGAGTTTGGGTATGATAAGGCGGCTGAGTTACTACAAAAGTCAAGACAGCTTATAAAACAAGCAGATTTTGAACTTATTGAGTTAATAGACTATTATAAAAGTTTAGTAGATAGTTTTAATAATTAGTTTTTTATGTTTATATTTGTTTAAAATAATTTTTTTAAGTTTTTGTTTAGATTGTTTTTAAAAGTCTGCTTTTGATTAAGTGGACTTTTTTTTTGTTTATTTTTGTTTATATTTTGTTTATATTATTTTTTTTTATAACTTTGGGTAAAACAAAAACAAATGTCTTACAAAAGTCTTTACAGCAGACTCAAACCAGAATACTTAGAGCTGTTTGAAAAATCCAACTTAAAACACCCTGAAATTATAGGCAGAATACTTGACGCTTTAGAGCAAGAGTCTTTTGTTACTTCTTTGGTGTATAGTATTGTGTTGGATATTAAATTCACTCTAGGTATAGACAATCCGTTTGAGATGTTTAAGGATTTATAAAATAAAAACTATGACAAGAACAGAGGACGTAGTAAGAGTCAGAAGTATTGATACTAACTACTTAAACGCAAGAATAGAGGCCTTAGAAAAAGAGGTACAAAAACTAAAACAAAAACTACAAGAAAATGAATAAAGAAAAACTAAGAGAGTTGTACGAAAAATACAACCTTGACAAAGAGGACTTTTTTAAACACCAGCACTATACGATTGTCACTAGGCAAGGTATCGACAAGATAATGGCTATAGAACAAATGCGAGTCAATTACGAAGTTATTAAATGTGAGCCTAAGTTTGCAGTATTTAAAGCTGTAGCAAGTAAGAACGGCAGAACTATAGAAACCTTTGGCAGTGCCTTAAAAGGAGAAAGTTATAAAGACGGTACGACAAATTCGTATTATATTGCTGAAATGGCAGAAAAACGAGCTATGTCTAGAGCCGTACTTAAATTAACAGGCTTCTACGAGTTAGGAGTCTTTGGAGAGGATGAGTCCGAATCTTTTAAAAAACCTACAATCAAAACCCTATAAATATAAATAAATATGAGTGCATTAATTAACTTTAGTATAGATGTAGCAAAGCTACCTAAAGACAATTTTGTAAAAGGTAAAAACGGCAAAGTGTTTTTAAATCTTACAATGGCTGTAAATGACGAAAGCAAGTACGGTAATAACACCGCTGTCTACGTTGCGCAGTCAAAGGAAGAGAGAGAGGCAAAGAAAAACCGTACATACTTAGGCAACGGCTCAGTAGTTTGGACAGATAATAAAATATGCTGTGCTACTAAAGACGAGCCTGTAACGGCTGACTTACCTTTTTAAAATTAATTTAATTCAAGGGGGCTTTACAGCCCCTTTTTTTTATATCTTTATGCAAAAACTTAACAAAACTTTATGAATGACGAGAAACTAACCCACCAAATGTATATGGAGCTTTTAAAAGAAGAGCTTACCATAAACACTAAAGAGGTTTTAGAATACCCACCTACAGCCCTAAGCTACGGAGAAAAAACAATCAAAACCCTCAAAGGACAAATGACAGTTCCTATTAGTATTGGTACGTATGGCAATTTCTCGTTTATACAAGCCCCCCCAAAGAAACGCAAAAGTTTTTTAGTATCACTTTTAGCCTCAGTCTATTTAAGCGGTCAGAACAATTTTGGAGGTAAACTAAAAGGCCATAGAGACAGCAGATGTCTTCTACATTTTGATACAGAACAAGGAAGGTGGCACTGTCAAAGACTGTTTAAAAGGGTCTTAGATATGGCAAACATAAAGGATGTAGGATGCTACAAAACCTTCGCCCTTAGAACTATCAACTACAAAACAAGGATAGAATTTATAGAACATACCTTAAAAGAAAACAAAGGCAAAAATGGTTTAGTTATTGTAGACGGAGTGGCAGATTTGGTCTCGGACGTCAATAGTTTGGAAGAATCTAATCTCTGTGTACAAAAAATAATGGAGTGGAGTACCTTATATGACTGTCACATACTTACGGTAATACACTCAAACTTTGCCACAGATAAAGCTACTGGACACCTTGGATCTTTCCTTGAGAAAAAATGTGAGACTTGCATACAAATAGAACAAAACTCTGTTCACTCAAATAACAGTACGGTCAAGTGTAAAAGGTCAAGAGGCTATGCTTTTGATACTTTTAGCTTTAGTGTTAATGAGTTTGGACTGCCTTATATAGTTGGACATATATACGACCCCTTAAAAGATTTTGAATGAAAACAGTAAACAGTCTTAGCGGTGGCAAAACATCTAGCTACATAGCTGCTAATTACCCAGCAGACTTTGACGTTTTTTCTTTAGTTAGAACAAGCGATAAAAACTGTATGTATCCAGACAAAAAGCTTAGACAAATAGTTTCAGATAAAATAGGCACAGAGTTTATAGGCACTCTAGAGGATGACGTTATAATACATACAATGTTAGACCTTGAGCAGTATATAGGCAGAGAGATAACTTGGGTTACTGGTAAGACCTTTGATGAAACAATAATAACAACTAAAAAAGGCACAAGATATTTGCCCAATAAGATGGCGAGATATTGTACAACAGAACTTAAAACAATACCTATACTTACTTGGATATATAAAGAACTTAAAGAGGCTGTAGTTATGCGATTTGGATATAGAGCTAATGAAACAAAAAGAGCTAATAGGATGCTCCAAAAAACAGACAGCGAGGGTTTTACTAATGTAAAAGCAACTTTTAAAAAACACAAAGACGGCAGAAACGCTTGGGATGTTTACAGATATTGTAAACCAGACTTCCCACTTATTAAGGACAATATTTATAAAGATACAATAGAAAGCTACTGGACGGATAAAAATGTAAGGTTTGCTTATATGAATAACTGTGTAGGCTGCTGGTGGAGAAGTCCTCTGCTTCTAAAGAAAATGTCAAACAAACACCCCAAAAAAATGAAGTGGTTTGCAGACCAAGAAACAAATAAAAGCAAATGGAGGAGCGATGTAATGTACAAACATATAATAAGCTGGAACACTCAAGCCGAGTTATTTGACGATGACTTTAACGAATGCGACAGCGGCTATTGCGGCTTATAAAATAAAAATATGAAATCACTTGTTGAACTTGCCTACGATAAACACAAAGACTGGATTAAGATTGTTAGATCTTTTGGCTGCAATCCTAGCCTAGCTGAGGACATAGTACAAAGTATGTACTTGCAGCTTATTTGCGACATTCAAAAAGGTTTAGACCTTTGGTACGGAAACGAAGTCAACACTTACTACGTCTATAAAGTTTTGAGAGGGATATTCTTAAACACCCACAAGAAACAAGCAAGAGAGCTAAAAACCTACATAGAAGAGATAGAAGGAGAAATAAAGCAAATAGACGATCTTTCTATTGACGAGGTACAATACGCTAAGAATAAAGACAAAATAGACGCTATTTTAAAAGAAATGTACTGGTATGACTCCAAAGTTTTTACTTTAGTTGCTAGTGGTAAGTCTGTAGCCTCACTTAGTCGAGAGACTAAAATTTCTTATTATAGTTTATATAATACATATAGGACAGCTTTAAAACACATAAAAGATAATTTATGAGACTAGGAGATTTTGTTTACTACATTACTTATTATACTGGTATAAATTGGATTGTAAAAAAGATAAGCAAACTACTTAAAAAAGATTGCGGCTGTGATAAGCGAAGGGACGAGTGGAATGACATAGAGCTATGGTAAAAGAAGACATTATACTGTGGGCAAAATTCAAAGAGGACGTAAAAGACCGCCTCACAAAAGAGCAGTACAAACTCTTGTGCCGTTTGCACTCAGAACTATTCAACCACAAATACTACGAGCCTTGCAACTGTAACCCCCAAAAGTTGGTTGGTTGGATAAAAGATATTGATAAAATTTATGGAGAATATATTTAGCGCAGAGGGACTTAACGAGATACACCTTTGGGAGAAAGCCGTAGTACACTTGCTTAACTTAGACGGATGGGACTTAAAACATACTGGGGGCGGATCTCAAAGCTGGGATGCTGAGGGCTACACCCCCAAAGGAGTTCCTTGTGTAATAGAGATGAAATTTAGAAACAAATACTACCAAAAAAAAATGATTCAGCTAGATAAGTTTAAAAGACTTATAGATACTAGCAAGACGGCTTTATATTTTGTCAATGACCCAAAAGGCAACTATTTGTTTTGGTTAAACAATCTTAAGGACTTAGAGCCCGTAGACTTTTACTTACCTGACACCACTTTATGGAGCAAAAAGAAACATAAAAGAGCTTGTTATCTACTAGACGAGCGGCTTGCTTCAATAGTCAATCTTACTGACTTTAAAAAATAATTTGTTTATATTTTGTTTATAACTAAAATATTTTATATGTTTGTTAAGCCAAGGTATAAAATAGGAGACTATGTTTACTATTTAGGATATAAAGTACAGATACATAAAGTAAGATACAATATATTCAAAAGACGTTATAAGTATTCTATTATATTTCGAGGCAAGTTTATAAAAAACAATCTAACATATAAAAACTTAAAAAATGAAATTGACAGAAACAGAAAAAGCCTGGATTCAAATGATGGTAGAGGCTTACGGTATGAACGAGCAAACAGCGTTATCATATATTCAGAACGTATGAGAACGCAGCTAGACGACCTTAGAAAAGAGTTAAAGGACATTGATGCTATATTATATTACGATAAGCGCAAGAAATCTTTAACTCAAAAGAAAAAAGCTGAACTAGAAAAAAGGGGCAGCGAGATAAGAACAATTATTTTTAACATACAATGAAAAAAACAAAAACTGGTCTGCATATACAGACAAGAAAAAATAGGATAGAGGTTTACACTCAAAAAGAATTAGAGGCTAAGATTAAAAAACAAGAGCTACAAAAAGACATCATAATTTATACAAGCGTAGTAGTGTTTTCTTTTTTATGCGCCTTAGTTATTTATTGTGCTTTACTGTAATGACCTTGCTACAAAGACAGTCTTATTTAGTTTGGTATTCGTTTCTTATGGATAAACTCTTAGAGTGGCAAGAACAAAAACCAAACAACAAGGACTTAAAAAACTGTATAAAGGCTATAACTCAAATCGGTTTATATAACAACCTTCTACAAACAGAGTTAGAGATTCAAACAAAAAGAGAAAGCCTTACAAGACAAGAAAAAAACAAACAGATACTAAAACTAGAACAAGAACTAAAACAACTATGACAATAAACTATTGCGGTGTAAAATTACTTGTAGATTTTAGCTACGAAGCACCAGAAAAAGAAACGTATGACCATCCAGGAAGCCCTGATAGTGCTTATATTGAGAGCATCCTTGTTGAAAACACAGATATATATGACCTCTTAACAGCAGAGCAGCTTTACGAGATAGAACAGATGATTTGTCAAAAGATGAGGGATGAGTAAAATAAAACTTTTAGACGGCAAATATTACGACAAAGCAGAGCTGCTAAAACGGATGTATGATGACACCTTTTATTATGGGGAGCTAAACGAATTAGCACTAAGCAGCAGCAGTCTTAAATTATTATTGTCAAGCCCCAAAACTTACAAGTTTAGTTTAGAGTACGGCAGTTCAGACAGTCAAGCACTTAGAATGGGGGCTTTATTTCATTGGGCAATCTTAGAGCCCTCAAAATTTTCAAAGCAAAAGTTTATAGAGGTACAAAGTAGAAACACAAAGAAGTTTAGAGAGGCTGTAGCAGAGTTTGGAACTGTTTACACCGCTAAAGAAAGAAGCGAAACAGAAAGGCTTGTAGATGCGTTCTATCGAAACGAATACGCTAAGCAACTAATCACTAAGGCTGAGTTTGAAGTGCCAGCTATTGACAATATTTCTGCTGGAGATTTTACAATGCCATTCAGAGGTAAAGCAGACGTTCTAGCTACTGACAGAATTGTAGACTTGAAAACTACTACAAACATAAAAGACTTTAGCTGGAGTGCTAATAAGTACGGCTATGACGTCCAATGCTACCTTTACTGTAATTTGTTCAAAAAAGAATACAAAGACTTTCACTTTTTAGTATTAGACAAAGGCAGTCTTGATATTGGTATATTTAACTGTTCTGAAGAGTTTTACTACAGAGGCGAAGAGAAAGTACAAAAAGCCCTTGACTTATACAACAAGTTCTTTATAGAAGGGGCAGACTTAGACAATTATTGTTTAACTGGGGAGTTGTGATGGAAAATATTTTTTTTGTTAAATCAATTAAATCAAAAATGACTTATGAATGGTTGTTAAAAAAACATTACGCAAAAAGAATACCATCAATAAAATATGCTTTTGGTTTATTCACTAAAGACAGTAAAATTATGATTGGTTGTTGTACTTATGGAATCCCTCCTTCAACGAACGCGCTTTTGTTATGTGGGGATAGAAATAAAGAAATAGCTATCGAACTGAACAGATTGATAAAAAATGACGGTCTGCCAAAAAACACACAGAGTTGGTTTGTTGCACAAACTTTTAAGTTATTGCCAAAACCAATGATTATATTAAGTTATAGTGACCTTAATAATGGGCATAACGGATATACTTACCAAGCACTTAATTTTATTTACACAGGAGAGGGTGGATCGTCTTTCGAATATGTTTTTAGAAAAAAACAATATCACAGTAGACACATAAATAGAGAGTGGATAGAAAAAAGAGGTGGTGTTTGGAGTGATAACCAAACTGTAAACCAAAATTTTAAAAATTTGGGGGGTCAAGTAATACCACAAAAACCAAAACACAGATACGTCCTTTTTTTGGGAAATAAATCACAAAAAAAAAGATTAAGTAAAGAGTTAAAATGGAATACTTTACCTTACCCCAAAAAACAAAATATTACCTACGACACATCGTATAAAACATCAACTCAATATGAAATCTTTTAAACAAAAGAAACACACACAGATACAACGCATACTAAGACTTGAAAACATAGTAGCTCAAATGTATGTAAAGTTAGAGGCACTAAAATTAATAATAGACAAACAAATAAAAAAAAACAATGGTAATACACAATGAAATATTTTGCACTTACAGACAAGAGCAAGAGAAAATAGAAAAAGCAATACAACTGCTAAAAGAAAACGGCTATCTTATACACAAAGTTAAAAACTATGAAGCTAGAAACGATTAGAGATACAATCAAAGATCTTACACAAATAG